TACTGTGTTATCTGATACTGTACCATGTAATGTTAATGCCATCTAACTCTCCAATGCTGTAATTCTAGCTTCTAATTCTTGTATTGTTTTAACTAATGTTGGAACAAGTTGTGATAAATCTATACCTTGATAATCGCCTACTGTTTGTTCTTTTCCATCTTTATCGGTATATGTTTTTGTTGCATCTTTAGTACCATGAACTGCTTGTTCTATGTAAGGAGATACTTCATGTGCAAGGAAACCTGTTTTGGTTTCTGATTCACCAATAAAATTAAATTTACATGGCTTTAATGATTTAATTACATTGGTAGCATCGAATGAATAATTAACATTTTCTTTCAATCTATAATCAGATGATGTGTTATAAGTTGTTGATGACCCACTACAAGCAATTGCACCTGCGTAAGTAGAATCTGATGTAAAAAAAGTAGCTGGATTGTTGTTCCCATGTAATACATAAACAATAGCATTTTGATAGGTCGAGTTAGTGTCTATTGTCATTAAGTGGTCGCCACTTGACCCACCTGATGCAGGGTCGCTTGTTCCAAGACACAATCTTCCATTTGTTTCTATTCTCATTCTTTCTGTGTTACTAGATGTTGTAGCACTACTACCTTTGGTGAAAATAAGAGAATTATTAGAATTTAAATAAGTATGCTCGAATGTGCTTGTGTCGTTAGTAACTCTTGGTAAATCTCGTATCCATAAACCTGCTTGTGTACCTGCTGACCCTGAGCCATGTAATTTTACATTAACTTCACTAGGAGCTGTTATGTCAGTAGTGATAGCCATTCTATCTGTACCACCTGTTTTGAAATCTATTTGGTCATCTGTACTTGCATGAATAGATGTATCTGCATCAGCATCTAATACTAATTCGTTTCCTTGAATATCAATTGTACTACCAATAGACATTTTAGTAACATCATTAGACTGCAAGTCGATGTTAGTACTTGTGTCAGATGTGATTTCTAAACCTGTCGAATTGTCTGCATTAATCTTTATAGCCATAATATTTTTTTAATTTTAATTATAAAATTACTAACCTCTCTGAAGATGGGATGGTTAAAGTAATCCCTGAATTTATTGTGAGTGGCCCAGTCATACTCGCAGACTTGTTACTCGATAAAGTATAATTCGTTGTCATAACTCTACTGTTTTCTACGAAGATTGTATCACTACCACCACCTGTAGCACCACCTGTTAATGTTCCAAATGATAAATTACCAGAGCCATCTGTTTTTAAGAATTGGTCTGATGTTCCATCAGCACTTGGTAGTACCCATATTTTATTAGCTGATAATGCAGGTGCTTCAAAACCTACATAGTTTGAGCCCTCCATAAATCTTAACTCAGTATTACTTCCACCAAGAACTAGATTACCAGTAACCGTAGCATCAGAAGCAGTTGTGATTGTACCACCATCATTGATAGTGATTGCATCATCACCATCTGTAAATTCTATTAATCCTGTTCTAACTGAATCTGATTTAAAATATTCTACTGTGTCATTGCTTTGGTCTAATTCTGCTATTGTGATATAGGCATCATTATCTTCGTTTCTAATTTTTAGTAAATTTGTAGACGTGTCATAAAAAAATTGATTTGCGAAAGTAGTAGACGGTGCAGAACTTCCTGATTGATTCGACCCTAATGCTTGTAGTGCATTGTTTAAGTCTGTCCTTGTTGCAGGAAATAACTGGTTTGCAATATCTAAATCATGTTGTGACATATAACTTCCGTGTTAATTTTAACCCAATATAACAGAATAGTTAAGCAGATTCTACATATCCGTAGCCCTTTGCTACATAGTCGAAACTTCTACTTACTACACTACCACTAGAATTTTTAAACTTTATAGTAAATCCTGTTGCTGACTTAGATGTCAGTTCATAAAAATCACCTGTTGCAAGACTTTGAGCTGATATTCCTAGACCCTGTAATTCTTTGAATGCAGGTGAGAATGTAATTACTTTGCCACTACTAGCCGTACCTGATGCTACATCATCTTCTGCTGTTGTTCTATCAGGCATATCCACACTTGCTGAAAGTTCATAGATAGCAGGTGTTGCTGTATCAATATCACAAGTAAGTTTTACTCTGAGTTTTATGTGACTAGCTGTGTAATCTCCCAATACATAATTTCTATAATCATTATAATTCGTACCATCAGTCGATGTTGCAATTAACAGCTCGACATTGACATCATTGTGCTCTGTATATCCACCATCAAAATTACCAGTTTGTGAATCGAATGTTCCTAAAAAACTATCGAATAAACTTGCAGTATCAAACCTGTTGTATTTACAAGTAAAGGTCACTCTGCTGTTATAAATTCCTGATAAATCGAATATAGGAAAATCATACACACCCTCAGAGTTAAATGTAGCAGTACCACCTGAATCAAAGTTACCTGTCATGTCATCAAAGTTTCCTGAAGCATCATCAAACAAAACACCCTCGATGAGTTGTAAATATTTTACAGTATCTCTCGTGACAACTTCTAAATCAGTTCCCATAGTTCCACCAGTATAATTTGGTGACTGAGTAGATGTGGCGACAACATTAAAATCTCTACTAATAGAATTTTTTATAATTACAGTCTTTGCTGAGTTCTCACTCTCTAGCCCTAACACATCAATAGCTTTAATCATGTAAGTTCCTGTCTGTGCAGGTAGTGTTATCACATTTGCAGGTTTACCAATCTTCTTGGCTACTATCAAGCCCTCTTCAAATTTTTGACTTGTTGTTAAGGGTGAGTGTCTGATTATGTAATGTGATAAATCCAAATCAGAAACAGGTGTCCAATTAAGATGGACAATATCTCCGACAACGTTACTAGAGAAATTAGTTACATCAGCAGGAGGTGCTGTTTTACCAATGACTTCGTGAGTAGTTGTAGTGAATGAGCTGTGAACATTAAAAGCATTTATAGACCTTGCACGAACATTATATATTGCTCCATCTTGTGCGTTAACTAATTCAAATATATTACCTTTGCTTCTACCAAGAGTTACGAATTCACTTCCTGCTTCGTTAGTGTTTTGTGCTTCTACTTCGAATTCATTTGTTGTTCCTTGACCACTTGCACATGTTACTTTCATTATTGTTATTGGAGTTTCTGCGTAAATTCTTAATTCGTCTGTTACAGTAATAGCAGGTGGTGAAACATCTTCAGGTGTAGGTAAAGTTGTATTGTCTAATGCAAATGCTGTTTCCTCTGCATTCCAATCATAAACTGTTGAAGCCGTTTCATTTAATATTATAGCTATTCCTAATTCACCTCCCTCGTTACTAAAACTCCATTCAGCTACTTCAAAAACTTTACTAGAAAATCCAAGTCTCGTATTAGTTACATTGACTGTATCTCCAACTTGTAATCTAAAACCTGTCATTTTTATTCTTGCACTTAAAACAATTTGTTGTCTATTTTTAAACAATGCAATCTTAGCAATACGTTGTGCAGTAGCACTTGATGATGTATAAGGTAAATCAATATCAGCAAATATAACTTCACCATCTGCATCAGAGAATGTACTGCTCGTTACCATTGGATAATCTGATGGTTGATATGAAGTTTCAGGTGAAGTAAATATTCCCTTTACTGTATTGAATAAGTCTTTTCTAGACTTCTTGGATTCTATTGCAATTTGAGAAATGAAATCATCATCAGTCAAAGTAATGCTTGGTGATACATATTGTCCACCTCTTAAAGTGAACTTGCCGTTAGTGTAAGTCAAGATACCTGCACAACTTGTTAATAAATCATCAAGAGTTTGCATCGGTGATATATCACTATAAACAATACCGTTACATGTATATCTTTTCTCTGTACCACCTCCAGATAAAGTTACATTCTCATCACATAAATTTGCCATTGTGGTAAATGATGTTGTATCAATATTGTCTCTACTTATTCCTAAACCGATTCTTGTGTCAGTAAGATAATCGAAAATACATAAAGCAGGGTTACTCGAAAATGCAGTCGAGCCATCTCTAAAATCAAATATTTTTTTACCTTTGATTTCTGCACTAACATTTGGAATTCCATTTGGATAAGTATCTGCATCATATTCTAATTGTAGATACATATATGCTATCCCTCTAAGTCTATGAGCTGATGTCCACTTGCTTACTAACCCTACTAAATCTGCATCTGCTAATTGATTATCACCACCTGTATGAAGTTTGATTTTATTACCATAAGAAAAACCGATGCCATATGGTGCATTATTTATTATATTTCTTGAATTTTGAGCATACTTACTTGGTGCTGTTATGTAATATCTAAAAATACCGTTGGCATCATTTATTGTTTGTCCAGATAAGTTTGTTTGTCTTGCTAAAGTTAATGCTTCATCGTTAAAATATATTGTGTCGAATGACTGTATTTCATGCGATGCAACTTGAATAAGCAAATGTAATTGTTGGTTATTATCAGTAGTGTCCATAAACAATATAGACCCTGATTTTTTTGTAGACCCATAAACAATTTCCCTATTCGTAATAGGTTGTTTCACCATCAAACTTCTGTTTGTTGCTTGTGCAGAATAAGATTGATTACCTAATGAAGCGATTTTTGGTTTCGGTGCAAGTGCAATACCTGTCGCTATCATCGCTGACCCTGTAGCTACTGTAGCCCAAAATCCTGCTGTACCCCATACTGCACCTCCAGTAATAGCTGTGCCTACGACCACCAATGCTGTTGATACAATACTACCCATAAAATGCCTTTGTTGATTGAGAAGATATTCTATATATGTTCAAGTCGTTATCCATTCTTATATAATTAACTCGTTGGTTTGTACCTAATTCTTTTGTAAAGTGATTCTTAGTCCATCTCATTATAGATTGTATTCCATCAATAGCCAATACATCAACCAACCAAACGATATTACCACAATTCCAGTCTAGGACTTCACCTGTTTTTTTGAAATGCTCTGAGTTTTTTTCATCCATATAACTCCAAGAAATAAAACCAGTAACTTTTTTGTCGGTATAAAATACCTTACATTGTTTGTTATTGAATGTTGTAAGCAGGTAAAAAAATAACTGCTCGTTGAGAATATATTTATATTTATCGAATGACTTATATAATGCTATGACCTTATAAATGTCATCGAACTTCTTGGAAAGAATATTCATTCATCAATTACTTCCTGCACCCCATGCAATCCTTTTATCTTGTAATGATTCAACAAATTCTAATCCCTTATCACCTGCAAATAAATCTTTTTGGTCTTGGTCTGTATATCTTCTGTTAGTTGGTTTTTCTAAAATGATTAACTTGTTTTCTACATCGACTGATATTTGTGCCGTGTTCGAATCTTCAAGTATAGACATGGTGTCGATAAAACCCTCAAAGGTTTGATAAGGTGTATCAACAATAACTGTCCTGTTGTCGGTAGTAGCAAGAACACCAAAGAAAATTTTTACTACCTTACCTTGCGAGTCTTCTGTTAGTGCAGAAGAAATAATACTGCTATCTAATCCTGATAAAGTTAACTTGATTCCGTTTGCTCTAATGTCTGCTGACTCATCAACAGGCGAAACAGATAATAAGTTTCCTGACCCTATGTAAGTGACACCACCGATATTGATGTCATTATATCCTGTCCATATATTTAGTGGTGTTGTGAATCCAACTGAGACTGCAAAGAACGGTTGTATCTCTGAGCTATTAAGTTGAGCTAGAAAATCTGTTCCTATAGAACGTGTCATTTTTTAATTGTTTTTTTTCTTTTTACTTTTGGTTTAGCTTTAGTTTTTGTTTCTGTTGGCTCTACGGTTTTGACTTCCATAGCTTGACCCTCTGCTACAAAAACACTAGCCAAGTCTTGTTCCCATTTAGCATTACACTCAACGTGTTCATCTTTTTTATAAACCTTTGTTGCATTACCACTTTCATTTGCTGTGCCTACTGCATCTATTAACATTTTAATTTTCATTTTGTACCTCTAATTCATACATTTTTTCTACGACTTCTTCCCATGATATCGGATTTGATTCCCACTCGATACCACCGTATAAAAAGTCAATACGATTCTCTAGACCACCTTTGACACGAAACTTCGCATCTTTGTCAATCTTATAAATGGCTCTTATAATTGCCATCTCTTTATTAGAATATGGTGTATTCATACACATACTATATCTCTTTAAGTGGTGCAGGACAATGAGCAAACCTGCACCACCTGTCTAAATTAATAGACTAACTACGCATCCTCAGAGTCCATAGCATTACCTAAGACTGCTTGAACACTAATAGGAGTCCCATTGCTATGAGTTCCTGTAGCATCTATTTTGACTCTAACGTAACGTGCACCACCTATGTAACCTATTTGGCTAGTTTGTGGTGTTTCACCATTAGCATCTAGTGTAAGAAAAATACCACTTGAATCAACACTTCCCTCAGTCACACTTGTTGAAGATGTAACTGCTGTAAATGTAGAGTCATCAGTAGATTCTTGAAGAATGAAATCAAACTTCACACTACCTGATAATGTATCTCCCTCTATACCACTATTTACTATAAACATTACGGATTCGAATCCTTTTCTGTCGACTGTTGTACCATTTGCATCAGCAGTAAAAACTTTTGCATCCTGACAGGTAACAGATTTTGTTATATTTGAAATATCTCTCATGCTATCCTCCCTTATGCACTAATGTTTTGTAATCTGATTGCTTCAGGAAGAACTACTGTTCCTCCAACCCTACGTCTTGCGACATATCTAATGTTACCACTTGTAGCTTGTGAGTATGGGTCTCTCATTACTGAAAGATTAACTCTGTCTACGATTGTGTATGCTCTAGAGAAGTCTCCAAAAGCGATAGGTTTTGCACTACCACCAATTGACGGCATGTCTGTTGCTAACACATATGGATATCCAACTATTGTGCTTGGAGCACCGTTAACTAGATTTAATCCAACGTGGAATATTTTTTGACCCTCGCCATCTTCTAATTGTAGAAGTTTAGCGAATGTTGTTCTGTTCATAACAAATCTTGAATTACCTAAGTACTCAGATTTGATTGCATAAACTAGGTCTAACAAACCATTTGCTGTAAGTGCAGAGCCACTACCTGAATTAGTAGAGCCAACACCTGCAGTAGAATCTGTGAAACCTAAAGGTTGTCCAACACCTGAGCCACTTACAAATGCTGTTCCCTCAGCTTTACTAAATTGTTCAGAGAATTCAGAAGCCATTTCTGACTCTAAATTAAATGCTGAATCTTCTAGCATAGCTTGTGAGATATCAACTAATGCATACTGTTCGTGTGCATCAATTTGCATCAGACCAGTTGTGTAGCCAGTTGTTTCAGAACGTGTGCCAGTTTCTGCAACCCATTGAGCTGAGAACTGTCCAGTTCTTTTTGGAATCTCAATTCCTCTTTTGTTAGTTTGTCTTATTCTTGCGATTGAACGGATAGGAGAAATTTCTGTTACAGTCTTAATGATTTCTTCTACATACTCAGTAGGTGCATAAAATCCACCAAGAGTATCATCTGATTCATAAAGTGCTTTCTTTTCCATTTCATCTACTTCGCCTTTACGCAACCAATCACCGAATGCTTTAACTCTTATGTCTACATCTTCTGATTTAACATTAGATGGTCTAGCCATAACAGTTTCAAGTGCTTCAATTTTTGATTGAGCATCTTCAAGGTTTTTAGATTGAAGTTCTGCAGTTTGTTTTACTTCAGCAAGTGAAGCAATTTCTTCTGACATTTTATCAACTTTTTCTTGAAGTAAAGGGTCTGCGTGTCCTTTCTGTTCAATTTCGTCTAAACGTTTTTGGTTTTCAGTTTTGAATTCTTCGAAACCTTTACCAAGTCCGTCTAAAACGTCTTTGATTTCTTCTGACATTTTAAGTCCTCTTTATTTAAGTGTGTTAATTAAATGCTTAATACTGTCCACAACTTCACATTGCTCTTTATTAAAAGATTTATGCAGTATACTCGCACTATGTTTTGCAACAGAATTAGACATACCTACATCACATAGATATTTTTCTAATTCCCTCACGTCCATTTCAGCTAATTTCACTTTCGTAATTTTAGCTTTTGGATTCATTGGAAAGGTAACCATAGAAATTTCCATAAGGTCAACTTCTTTGATTACTCTACGTTTGTTTTTATCATCATATTTATAACCGTCAGGTTGTAGTCTGTAGCCAATAGACATCGCATCAAGTGCACCCATCTTCATTAGCTCAAAAACTTCTCTACCTTTTTGTGTTCCCATTGCAAGGCGACCTTTAATTTTCAAACCTTTGTTATCTTCTTCTATAGAATCAATAACCCCAATCGGCTCGTCAGTCTTATGTTGATAAAGTAATTTGATTTGATTTGGTTTCTTTTCTGAAATACTTTTTAGGAATGCACCTTTTCGAATGACATCATTTCCTAAATCTTTATTATTGAATACAGAACCGTATCCCTCGAATGTTCCATCGTCATCTGTTTCTATTTCTTTGTATTCGCATTCTACATCTAAAATGCTTCTTACTTCTTCTAATAAATGTTCCATGTAGCAATCCTTTGCAATGAATTAACATGATTGTATCAACAAAGACTATCTAAGTACAAGGGAATTTAGGTGATAGTAACATAAGCGACAAGTTGTTTTGGGTCGATTACGGGCATTCTAGGACGTGTTTTTTACGACCTAAAGGTCAGAATCCGTAGAAACTGACCTCATGGGTATTATTCCTATAGAAAATATATATGAAATTAATTGATATTAGTACTGGACATAACGTCATATAGGAGTAAAATACTAGGTATAGAAATTGTTAAACAGGAGAAAATAAATGATAACAATAATTTTTATGATGAGCTTACCAATAATGTTGTATATAGGATATGACATATTAACAACAACAATTAAAATATAATTAGGAGTAGAAAAATGGCAATGATAAAAGTAAAAGTAAAATATAAAGAGTACGAAAATAGTACATGGGTTGGTACTAAAACAACAACATTGACAATCGAAATGAATAAAGATGCTTGGAAAAGTTTATTTTATTCATATCAAGATAGCATCTTAACAATGAAGATACTTGGAAATGAACAAAAAATATCTAGAACAGGATTAGGGTATAGATTTAAAGAATCTTGTGTTGGAACTAATTACGATATAGAAAAAGTAACTATCGTAAGTGAGTATGATTTTAATACAGAAGATTTTATGCCTTTATCTGATGCAGATATGATAATTTATAACGGAGCATAACAATGACAGTAGCAAAAAAATATAATATCAGGACGAAGTTGAGTGCAGACCGTCAAAAGTTTTATGACAATCTATCTGAAATTGCTTTATTTAGATTTTACAGATTCGCTTTACATGGAAATTGTGAAAAAATTCTAGCAAGGTTTGTTATAAACCTTTACGAGAAAAAGTTTGCAGACCAACCTTTCATCAAATTAATCAAACAAAGTCATGCTGATAGGAATAGATGGAACTAGGATGAAAGACTTTATGACAAATGACGACCCTCTTTTAGACGAAGAGGGTTGGACAGAATTGCTGAGACAAGAACGTAGTCTGCGATGGAGAAAAATTAAGTACGGTGTTTTTAAGACTAAACCTGTACCATATTCTGTAGAAGAAAATCCTCATGTAGACTTTGACAATGTTGATACTGAAATACTACACGACCTTGCTGACCCTTTAGCTTGTGATACGACATTGCAAAAACTTCTAAGTGGACATGAAGATGTTAATGCATCACCACTTTATTACAAAGAAGAAAAATATGGTAACTATGACGATGCTTATTTTAAGATAGCAATAAATAGTCGTAGAGGGAGCATCAATAATAAATACAATAGAAAAATTAAGGAAGCAAAAAGTACAATCAAAGATTCTAGAAAACTTAGAAAAGTTCTAAACAAATTAAAACAAGAACGTGATAAAGAATTGAAGAACTTAATCAATCTTCAACTATAGTTTTTATATCGTGATATAAAATAGAACATCGACAGTTAATTACATTCAATGCACCACCCGTTGGGTCTCCTGCGAACTTCATCGGAACTTCTCTTACACCACCACCTGCAACAGGAGTAAAAATTATAAAGTCCTCGTCAATGCCAACTGATGAGCCACTCACCTGTTTATGCCATGACCTTGCTCTAGCATCCTGAGAACTTATCCATTCTTTTTTCGGCTCTTCCAACAAAAGACCTTTAGCACTTTCATATTGTCCGTAATTCATTGCAGTATGTGTTTCTGTTCTAGCAATCATCTTTGCTCTCGTCTCTGAGAATGTAGAAGATTGTCTGATAGCAAATGCAGTATCGACTTCGCTTAATCCCTCCTCAATAGATTTCTTGATAACTCTTTGTATGTTCTTTTTTGTCGTAGCCGTAACTAACGTAACGTTCTGTGCAGTAGAAGAATTTATATATGCTTTTACTATTGGAGTTACTGGAACAAATACTCCATCTTCTTCAAAGATTATTTCTTCTCCCTTGATATCTAAATCACGTTTCATGTTTTTATAAACTCTATCAATAACTGTTTCTGCTTGACGACTAAACAATAAATATATCCTGTCGAAAAAATCATCATAAAAACTGTCAGTAACCGTTAAGTCTCTTTTATATTCTCTTGATGCTCTTAGTCCATAGCTTTTAAAAGAATCGTATAATCGACCTCTGAATGCCTTAGATAAGGTAACTAAAGTTCTTAGATTCTCTCTGTAATATTTTCTTTTGCTAATTCTGTTTGCCATTGATACTCTCGTTAACTTCTCTTAATAATTCTTCCTGACTCCCAAAGGTTTCTGTAAACCACTTAGGATTTAGATGGATGGATTCTATAGATGTTCTGTGGTGATGTGGACATAACGGAATAACATCAAAATGATTTCTTTTTGCACCAAATCTTTTTACATGATGAATTTCAGCAGGTGTATTGTGATATCCTAGTTTAGTACAAGCGATACAACCTAACTCTACTACCTTTCTCAGATGGTTTCTTTCAGTCGTCTTCATCTACATCTATCATCCATAAATCTTCTACACAAGATTTTAGTATAACAGATATGCCACCTATACCTGAATCCTTAGTGACGGCATTAGCAATCTTGTAAGACTGTTTATCTTCTTTAATCAACCAACCTATAGTTCTACATAGTTCAGGTTGACAATTGTCTACATTTTCAACCCACCGTGCATCAGCAGTATGGTCTAACCAATCTACCATAATCAACGGATAGTCTTTCATGCCTTATATTTTTTACCTCTAAAGTATGCAGTTCCATGATAGTTACTGACTTGTACTAATTCAGGATGAACTGTTTTCTCTTTAGGGTCAACTGTAATAACTGCGAATCCATTGTTCCAATCATTCGCTACGTTATCTTCTAGATAAGGATGGTATGCTTCTGATAGATGCCCTGTCTGTATAGACATTGAGCTTGTTGAATATGTGTTAAACGTTCTAGCATTAAGTTGGTGCGTATGCCCTGTAACAATATGGATACCTGCTCTCATAGAGTTTTGGTAAGCAGTATGAACACCACCTCTCATTCTATGTTTAATCATAACTGTATCATCTAAAAGATGTGACATTGCCCAACACCAGTCAGGAAATAAGTTTTGTATCTTAAATGCTTCTAAATCTTCGAATGCTCTACCCCACGACATTGCTACTTTAGATATTCTTGTTTCATGGTTTCCAAATGTTGCAATCTGCTTAATAGGATATTTAGCATTGTTAATTACTTTTTGAATCTTGTTAATTTGTTTTTGTGAATCTAGTATCTCTTGTTGTACTGTACGTTCTTTGGGTCTTATCTCTGTGTGAAACTTTGCAAAAGAAGATAGTATAGACATGTCCATAATGTCTCCGTTAGCGACTACACATTTTAGTTCTCTCGTTAGAGTAAGTTCTTTGATAATCTTTAATAGTATTTTATATGATGGTGTTTCATGACCCTCGAAATGTGCATCAGAGAATACAACCATTGTGTAAGGATTCTTAGATACATCAATCTGATTTGTTAATGGAGGTAAGTTTTCACGTTCTGTTCTCGTAACGTAATTAGATTTGTTTGTATGTGGTAATAAAGTTTTTCCTGTTATTTCTTCTGCTTGTTGTCTGTAGAATGTCATCGTTCCAGAGTCGGTAGACAATCCTAAATATTCAAACACATCTTTTTGACAATGCATCTGTGGTAAGTTCCAAACTCTTACAATGTCGTGTGCAGTTGTTATAGATATACTTGACCTATCACTACTAGGCATTTTATTCTCCTATTTTTTTGAAGATAAAGGATGTGCAGATGGTAACAAGTCTAAATCAAATTTACCACCTCTAAACTTTCCTGTTCTTACTGCGACAAGAAAAGCATTTACTCTTGCATATGCCCATCTATCTTCACCACCACTAGCACGAACACTTGGTCGTACAGATTGTGGGTTTGTTCTGTATGCACCAATGCCACGTCTAAAGACTGCTGACAACATTCCGAGTGTTACTCGTTTACCTTTTTGGTCTCCATACTTTTCATTATGTTTATCTACTTTACCTTGTAATCCTTTTTTAACACTAGCACTAACACTTGGTGCTTTGGTCTCATCTTCTTCGTCATCGTGATATGATTTAAGTTCGATACATGCTTCTTCAAAATATTCTACTTCCTCGTCAGACTTTTCTCGTTCACGCATAATCTGATTACGTTTAGTTTTAGCCCAACTAAATCCTGCATCACCACCCCACAATGCCCAAGCAATTCTACCTGCTGATGGATAACCATCCTCACCTCTGTCAAATCCTTGTCCTTGCTTATCTACTTCATGTCTAGAGAAGAATGAATACATTCTTAATACTGTGTTAGGTGACAATCTTGTTTTGTTTGCAATGTCTCTTGCTCTTGCTACACCAACACCTGTTCCACCTCTGTTAAATTCTTTTCTCCATTCGAGTCCTCGTTTAGCTTCGCTTACCATTCCGTCTGATGGTGTTAAGTTTAAATCGTCTAATGCTTTTCTATTGTTGATTGCTTGTTCGTATTCGGCATGACTTCTGCATGGCATATAAACTGTCTGTCCGTCTTTGTCTTGTGAGTGCGTACCGATGCAACCTATTTCGTCTGCTCTGTCTATTGCTTCTTCTTCTGTTGTGTAGGTATCTACATCAACACTTTCCTTTGTACCATAAGCCATGTCGTAAAGTTTTTCTCTACCCTCTGCATCTACAGGATTATCATTATCTTCTTCGCTTTCGTTTTCTACAGCTTCACCAATTGGAAATAAGTTAGATGCAATGTAAAGTTCATCTGCACCATCTATTGGGTCAAGTCCTAGTTTCTCTCTAGCTTCATTCCTTGTAAGTATTCCTGCTGTAACTGCACCTTGAACATTAGTGTAAGTTTGTTTTGTTTTTTCAGCCATAGCAGGTATAGAGTTGATATCATACTGAATATGAATATCTCCGTTATACAAAGGTGCTAAGTATTCGTTTAAATCTGATTCTACTCTTTTTAGTAGTGGTATTATTGTTTCTTCGTATAGAGCAAGTTTTGCAGTTTCCATATTAGAATATGTATTCGCTTCAGGAATCCCAATCAACTGTGCAGGTACACCGAAACACAATGCAATCTCTCTTGCTGATAAGTTAAGTAATTCTAAGAAGTCCATGTCCTTTGGATTAAGTCCGAGTTGTTGGTAAGAGAAGTTACCCTCTAACAACATTGGTCGTCCTGAGTTATGACTACCTTGAAATCTAAATTCTAAATCTTCCAACAACCTTGCTCTCTGCTCATCCGTGAGCTCAGTACTCATTCCTGTTTCATCAGTCGGCTCAAATTTAAGCATTCCTGATGGAGTACATCCATTTTTTAAAAGAGCAACGTTGTGTAATCCTGCGAGGTTATGTTGGTCGATGTTGTATGCACTAGCCATGATAGGTGATAGTCCATAGAAGTCATCTAACGGACTCCATAGTTTTGTTTGTTTAATTTGACTCATACCTGTTGTTGGGTCGACTGGATATGATTTTAAAACTCTACCATCTACAACGTATTCATAAGCATCAGGTATCATTGACTCACCTGCGTTAACTCTCATTCTGTCAGGTCTTAGTAAATATAATTCTCTTGCAGGTCTTAGTGCATCTGAATCTCTTACGATGTAAGTGTTACCTGAAATCATTAAGTAAGAATAAAGTGATGAGAAGAATTCAACACCTGATTGTAAAGGGTTAGGTCTGTTAAGTAATGATATTAGTTCGTGGTTTTCTAAAAGATTATCACCATCATATATGTCTATCTTAACTGCTGATGCTGAATTAGCAATTAACTGAATGCATCTGTGGACAATTGCGTTTTCTTCGTAGCCCTCTTTTGCATAGTCTTTATATTTTCTATTAGACTTAGATGCATATGCGTTCAACTTATTGAACATTACTTTTGGTGCTTCTTTTCTTTGTGTGACTTGTTGTACTTCTTTTTTAAAAAATCTATCAAATATTCCCATATTAACTTATCCTGAAAACTGCTTTACCTGAGTTCTGTAAACTTGTAATTCCAAACACCAATGCATCTAACCTATCAGGAGATGATACACTATTTCCTGTATATTGGCACATTTGTTCTTCTAAGTCTTTAAAAAAACCTACGTGGTGTACCTTTCCTTGTTCGTACAAACTTGATACGGGCTCGGCTCTTAGCATTTTGCCTTTGCTACTTCGTATTGCTCTGTAAGGTATTTGTCCATCTTGTACTCTCAACAATCTCTCAATTAAATCACCACCGTTGTTTACTTCAGCAGTTATGTAGTTAGCTTCATACTCGTAATATAACCCAATAGCTTTTTTAATCCAATCATCAGGTGTATATGTACCACTTCTGTCATCTAGTATGTAGTAGTGATTATCTTCACCTCTACCAACAACTATGATTCCTGTCTCATCTGAATTAGCATTGCTTGTTACAGCAGGGTCGACTGCGATAACTATCTTACTTAGTTGTGGTTGTTGTTTTACTCTTGCGTTATCAATCAAATCTCTTTTGAATAAACTACCCTCGATATCTTCTAATATCTCTGCGTAGAGTTCTTGTCTACCTAGTCTAGTGTTTTCGTATCTATCTTTTAACATTGAGATTGTAGATTTAGCAAGGTTATCTTCGTTCTCAAATGTTGACCCTGTTATTTTCTTTACATCTTTTCTCTCGAACAATTCTTTAATGAGTGGTAATGGTCTTGGTGTTGTTGTAATTATGCACTTAGGGTTTTCGCCTAGACGTAAAGCCATCATTAGGTTATCAAAGGTTTCTCTGTATCTCCATGATGCAACCTCATCGCACCATACTCTGTGAAAGTTTTGTCCACGAATTCTGTCTGCTTCTATCGCAGGAAAGCCAATAATCTTAGAGCCGTTGTGAAATGTAATCTCTGATGCAGATTTGTTATAACCTTTGTATGCTAGTAAGTCTTTATCAATGATGCTTATGATTCCTGATTCACCTTGAAAGCAAACCTTAGATAAGTCTGAGTAAGTTGGTGCAACTACTCCACACATTACGTTGGGTTTCTTTAGACAATAAGTAATCATGTCCATCGCACCAGTCAAAGTCTTTCCCCATCCACGACCTGCAAGAAACATGTAGATGTTATGTTCGTCATCATCACGGATGACTTGCTTTGGTCTAGACTTTTTATGCCACCATTCAGTCAGAAGTAGAGTTGCTTTCCTCTGCTTCGATTGCAGAGTCTCGAATGTTTTCGAGTAGTCTCTCAAATTGTCTTTCGTCATTTTCTGTATTGATAACCTCTAGTGTGTTTGTATCTTTCCAACCTGCTTGACATTTCAACCAAAAGATTCCTGCTGTTACAGCTCCCTGTCCATCGCCTGTTGCAATCCTAAATAAGTTTCTTGATACAGATGCGTTTGCTTCTGCTTTACCTTGCATAAGTTCTTGTGAATAATATTTTGTTAATGAGTTCCTTGATATCTCTAGGATAGAACACATTTGTTCTTGCGTTATTCCTAACCCTGATAAGTTCTTTACCATCTTACTCGTATCTGGTGACTTTGTTATTATCTTTGGCATATTGGAATATTATATGTCTTTTTATTAATGTTCAAATAAATCTTATGTTTTGTTATGTTCTGTTATGTTCTGTACCATATTTTCTCATGAGTTAAACATGAGACCATCATGAGCTACTCCTGAGTAGTTGGATACCATGCTTTGGAATACTTGTAGTCTTTTATATTCTTCATTTTGAACACGGACTCTTGATACAATAAATCAATCTCTTTGCTAGATGCACCTAGTTCTTTTGCAATGTCTTTGTTATGCCACTTATGTTTATCAATCAACTCTCGTATCATTTCAGACATCCTAAGTGCTACATGACTTCCCTTTGCTCTGTTCATGCGTACTGTAAGTATCATTGCTTTATCTCTTGGTATATCAAACACAACACAAGGTACTAAGCCACCATAGATTTCTTTTAGTTTCTTAGATTGTTTACTTAACATTGTTCTATGAAATCCATCGATGATAATGTTTTCTGTAGATACAATAACTGGTTGTACCCATCCTACTGTTAAGATATTAAGTTCTAATGCTCTTAGTTCGGCATTCATTACAACGTTAGGATTGTAGTCGTTAGCTACAAGAACGTTTGCATCAATCCATTTTATTTGTTCTATCGGCTCTTTTTTCATAAACATATTTGTTGATTGGGTATATTTTTCTTTTGTACTCACCACTCATAAAAAATGTAAGTAGATGATAAATCGGATATGCATCAGGACTTTTCCTGTGTGCAACAACTGCTTGTTTAAATCTTTCGTATGCTAAATTCTTTTGTCTCGGCTCAGTAATGTAATCTTTTATGTAATCTAAAATTGTTTGTAAGTCTTGACCGTACTTTTCTTTTATTATTTCTTGGTTGTACTCTGCATAGTATTTGTCTTGTATAATCATTTCAGGAAACAAGTCTACTACTTGCTGATAAAGTAGAGGGTCTCTTGTCTTCAGTTTGAAAAATCTTTTAGATGCTTCGTGGTGGACTGGTGTATCTACTCTAAGGTTTTCTTGATTCCACATCTGTCTATCATATATCGAACAATAGTTGATGTCGTTATCGTAAAAGTATTTGAATACATCATCTTCTTGCCAGTCGAATATTGGTTTGCATAGTTTTACTCTGTCTGTACCTTTAGTTGCATTGATATAGTTCTCATTTAACTTTTCCATACACGAGCCATATCTTCTCAATGATTCACTTGCTCTTATGCCGTTTACGAATGCTAATTTACCTTTGTAAAAAGATGCAGTAAAAGCATCCATAGTAGTTCTGTCGAATACATGTTTATCAGTTATTGCATGTGTTGGCATCGGTCTCATGTGTTCTCTGTCAGCATCCCATTGTATATAGCTTTGCGTTTGACCTAAGACATATTTTGTTGCGTAAGTTTGTACGCAGAAATACTTCATATCAACCCAATCTAACTCACGATACTTGTTAAGAAAGTCTACGACTACATTTGGTATTAGTTCTTGGTCTCTAAATACTACGTTTACTTTTTTATGTCCTCTAGCTTCTGCAACTTCTTTGCAAAGATGCAATGTGGCTAAACTGTCTTTACCACCACTAAACATAACTACTACAGTATCAAATACATCATAGATATGATTAATTCTTTTTATTGCTTCATCATAAACATTAGTATCTATGAATTTTCTAATCTTCTTCTTTAGTGCCATTGTCTCTTAGATACTTATCTATTCTGCTTGAATGTGTATCAAGTTCAGGAAACTTTTTCTTCAAATCTTTTAGAAATGTATACCAAAGTTTTTGTTGTGCATCGCTATCGAATACTAGGTTGTATGCAATTGTTGGGATTTTGAATTCTTCATCACCTTTGTAGTTGTCATCAGATAAGTCAAACTCTCTAAGGTCAACACCTAAATCTAGTGCAGTAAAACCCATGTCTTGGAGTTCAGGTAATTCAAATCTGTTTCCTAAGATATCGAAGTCGAATTCACCTGCTATGTTTTTATTCAACCTAATATTAAGTTCATCGAATTCTTCTTCTGAAAGTTTTCTATTAGGATAATAAGTCTGTACTTCTTGTATGCCTAATTTCTTTAATGCTTTTCTTCTACCGTGTCCACCGATGATAGTAAAGTCTGTGTTTACAACTATCGGCTCTGCTAGTCCAAATCTTCTTATTGATTCTTCTAGATGTTTAAGTTTGTCAGGTGTGATTTTTCTAGGATTATTTTCATATTCCTTTAGATGTTCTACCTCACAAATCTGAATGCTCCACTCTAGTTTGCTCATGCTCATTACTATAACCTATATCCAATCATCATAACACTTTGTTTTGTTATTCCACTTAACAGTAAAACTTCCAATCTGTCCTTGCACGTCAATCTCTCTTACTTTTGCAATCCTTATGTTAGTTGTTTCAGATTGATAATCTCTAGTTACGATAACAATCAAATCACTTTTATTAGCCCAATGTGAACTACCACTAATATCATATGCAGACTTAACTTCATAAGTACCATCAGCACCTCTTATCTGCTTGGTAGGATGTGCAACCATGAATGTAACTGTATCGGTTTCTCTGTTAAATCTTTTTATCTTAGAGATGAGTAAAGATATGTGTTCGTCCTCACGCAGATTTGCTCTCGCAGGATTGATTTCATTATAAGGGTCTAGCAACATACCATCAATGTTATAAACTTTATGTACTTGTCTAGCTCGGTCTAATATCCAATCTATGTTAGGACTTTCCTCTTTCATGTCTACAAAGTAAAAATGTTCATGGATGAATTCAATAGCATCTAACACTTCTTTTTCATTTGCTCTGTTGGTAAAGATATGGTCGAAAGGTTTATGACAAAACTTTTCTACAAGTCTTTTTAAATTTACTGCATTAGAATGTTCAGGTGAGAATATCATGTAAGACATTCCGTATTGTCTTGCAGTTCTCATGAGAACATCATAAGTAAATGATGATTTACCACAATTAGGTATACCAGTCATACAGATGAATGACGGTTTGATTATTTTAAATAAATCTTTACCACTCGTAAAACCTATATCATATCTCTTTTGTGATTTACCCTCATACAATTCCCATATACTTTCGGTTAAATCTTTTGCACGGAATACACCGTCAATCTTCTTGCTCATTTTCTACCTCTACATTGCTAAAAAGTTTTTATTTCTACCTTTCTTTTTAAATATTTCTTTAGGTTTACGTTGTGCAATATTTTCACTTGAATATATATTAGTATTATGTGAAATATTTTCACATCGTAGAATGTACCTATTTAGTTTTTTCATTCCATCTTTAGTACGAATCACAGTTATAAACCCTAGTTTTTCTAGTTGTTTTATGTGAGTGACAATGCTACGTCTAGAGCAATGCGAGATTTTTGCTATGTGTTCCTGTGATGGATAACAACTGTTCTCGCTATCAGCATAATTTGCTAAAACCAATAACACTAATTTACTTGTGGTGTTAGGTGTCTGCTGACGTATTGCCCATGACATTGCTTGGAAACTCATGTCGTAAAGAAATCATTAGCAGTCACTTTACCCTTAGTAACATCGCTGATAATCGCCATATTCTCCCTGTTAGGGATTCTAATACCATATTTGTACTTGTTAAGAGTGTCCTGTTTAATCTTAGTCTCTCTAGCAAATGCTGACATGGTAAGAGAATTCTTGTCTAAATACTCTCTCAGTTTCAAAACATTTCTCCGTTAGTTTCGTTGAATAATAAGGGTTTTATGCCTTTCTGTCAACATGACATTTTGTCCTTGCATAGATGTATGTATGTGTTACTATTGACGGACAATAATTGCGTACAATCGCAGGAGCAACAATGAGATATATCATAATAAAAGAAACATCCTACGGCATTTATGTCGAGGGAAATGAAGCAATGGATAATGAGCGAGATGCAGACATGTTATGTGATGCACTCAACCAAACCTATCCAAACAAAAAAGCAAAGTTCAGAGTTATTTGTTTACCTGAAAAAGAAAACTTGGAGTTAGTGAAATGAACAAACTTAAAGAAGCACTTAACAATTTTCAAAAAGCAAATCATAAAGCAAAAAAAGAGAACAAGGGTTTGTATGACCACATGTATGCAAACATTGATACCATCATTGAAGAATGTAATAAGGGTGCAGAGTTCGGTCTGTCCTTTACACAAACACTCGATTATGAAAATGTCATTGCAGGTGACAAGTTGCATACAATCACCTTTGTTCGCACAATGCTTATGCATACTGAATGCAATAATATAATTGAAAGTAAAATACCACTTACAATTAAAAAAGAAAATGACAGTCATGCAGTTGGTAGTGCGATAACGTATGCTAAGAGATACAGTTTAGTATCTTTGTACGGACTAGCACTTGATGACGATGGTAATGCAAACTCTGAATCAAAACCACAATATAAAAACACTAACCCTTTTGGAGGAAAAGTATAAATGTTCAACAATAAACCTAAAACACAAAATGAAGCACAAGCAGAAGCAGATAAAATCGGTGAGTTCTTAAATGATATGGACAAACCAAAAGTTCAAGATAACGCAGATGTTATTTATGGAACTTTAAATGCTCCAAGACAAGACTCTAGTGGTAACAATATTGATAAGATTGTTCAAGACGGAAAAATAAAAGACGGCTCTGAATATGGAATACATATCAAGTGTGTTGAATCAATGAGTCAAGCAGGTAATCAAGTATTCTATCTCTACCAAAAGATAGGTGCAATTTTTCCTGCTGATAAAGCAGATAAACCTGACCTAGTCTTACAAGGTGATGCAACAATCAATGGACAAGAAAAGTTCGTACAAGGTTACAATCAAAGTAAAGATGGAGACAATTGGGTCTCTCTCAGCATCTATCCAAAAAGAAATGACTAGACACTACGGTATGACTTTGATACCTGTATCTAAAAAAGATAGGATGTTAGCACTAACAGAAATCGAAACAGGTATAGGTATCAAGACAGAAGCAAAGACACTTAACACTTTTGATAAGACAATTAGGAAAGTTGACATGTGGAGAATACCTAAACCATCTAAGATATATGACATCTTTGAAAAAACAGGTAAAGAAGCAAACAAACTTTTCAATTACGACATATCAGAAATTGGAGATATACAATATCTAGAGTATAAAGTTGGTGATTATTACAATATACATTCTGATGTGGACAACGGAACTGCATCTAAAAGGAAGATAAGTATGTCATGGGTATTGGACTCAGAATATGACGGTGGTGATTTTAAAATCTATGCTCATGGTGAGGGAATGACGGTCAACATAACACCAAGCAACATATTAGCTTTCACAAGTTGGCATGAACATTCTGTAAGTATCGTCACAGAAGGTGTCAGACGTTGCTTGGTGTGTTGGTATATTGGAGAACAATGGCGATGAAAAATATAGTACAAAAACAAACTGATAATGGTATGAGATATTACGATGTCGAGGGTCAAGCATATGCATCAGTTACAACAGTATTGAACTGCAAACCTAACTACGGTCTACAGAAATGGAGAAAAGAACTAGGTGAAGATGTAGCTGACTTTGAAACAAAACGTTGTGCAAAACGTGGCTCAGAAACACACGAGTTAATTGAAGCATACCTAACGTCAAGTATACCTACCACAAACAATCTTTTACCGATAGCATTGTTCAATATTATGAAACCATACATCGACATGGTTGGTGATGTAAAAATTATCGAGGGTAGAATGTATAGTGACAAATTAAGAATTGCAGGAACTACAGATTGTATTGGGTATTACAATGACATTTTATCTGTCATAGATTTTAAAACTTCTAACAAGCATAAAGAATATCCGAATGAAAAATACATGATGCAATGTACTGCGTATGCTTTGATGTATGAAGAAATGTATGGAGAAGAAATAAATCAATTAGTAATTATTAACGGCTCTGAAGATGGAGGTGTTATTTCTTTTGTAAGAAACAAAGAAAAATATATTCCTAAATTAAAAGAATACATAAACTTTTTTTATAACATGATGGAGAATAATAATGAGTAAACTTATGAATGATGAAATAAAAAAATGGTCTGCTACTACAGATGATGTCATTGCTAGACTACAAAAAACTTTAGAACATGCGAAAGAACAGTTAGCAAAAAATCAAACTTTGTTCAATGATTCTATACACCAAGAAAAATTTAATGACGAAGTTGCCTTGATGTATATACAAGCGATGAACAGTCTAATTGAATCAATTAAATCTCTAGAGACCTTGATTCATGCTACAAAACTAGGTATGAGAAAAGAGGGTTGACACAACGTCATATAACAATTAATATATCTTAACTAATAATTAACAGGAGAAAAATAATGAGCTATAATCCTAAAACCGATTTCATCTGCGTTAGTAGACGAAGAAGTGGAGACGAAGCAATGCTTTGTTATAAAGATGAGTCTCACCCTACTCTAGGTCAACGTCCATGTTGCGAAGATTTAGAACTAACAGGAAAAACTTTTATGGGTACAGGTTGTATGCCTGACGATTCTATAATGACTGTTAGAGTTGAGTACATCAGAGAAAACAAAGACTTGATAAACGATAACCAAAAAAAACTTAAAGGAGAATAATATGACAATCGACTATGTAAAAATAATTAATCACTTACTAGATGAGAATAAAAAACATGAAGCAGGTGATGCACGAATAACAAAACAAGAATACGAGATGAACAAAAAAACAATTGAGCATTTCAAAGTTAATCTTGGAAACATGTAGAGGTAATGACAATGAGAAGAAATTATCACAAGGTATCAAAGATATCCATAAAGAATAAACATAAATCATACGTTAGGAAATTTCGTAAAAGTCCTATTCCTAAAAACAGAAGATTTATGACAACATCGAATACGGTAAAGGTGTGACTATGGATATACATACAGTCTTGGAAATTAGAGATATGAAACAAGCATTGTCTGACAAAAAGTTTAATCAATGGTTAGACGATGCAATCATATCTTGCGAAATAATTACTGACGAACAATACAAACAACATTTACATCAAGCGAAAAATGACAGACCTAGTAAATAACCCAAGTCATTACACAACTGGTGATATTGAATGTATTGATGCAATAAAAGCATCTATGAGTGAAAAAGAATTTGTCGGATTTCTAAAAGGTAACGCAATGAAATACATTTGGAGATACGACAAAAAAAAGAAACCGATTGAAGATTTACGGAAGTCGATTTTTTATATTAACAAGCTAATAGGAGTAATTAACAATGAAAAAGAAAATTAACAAAACACAAAAAGTTGCAGACCATCTTTTGAAGAATAAAAAGATAACTTCGATAGAAGCATTCAAGAAATGGAATGCGACAAGATTATCATCAATCATCTATAACCTTAGAAAAAAAGGTTACAAGATTGAGAATGAAGAAATGAGAACACCTGACGGAATAAGGTTTGCTCGTTATGTTTTTAAAGGGATGGATTTCTCATGCTAGATAAAATAGAAGCAATATTTGACAAGTTACCTGACTTCGTCAAAGCAATAATAATGATAAGTATAATAGCAATATTTTGGGATATTGTTATTTAGTAGGATTAAAACGGTTTGAGATGTTATAAATAACCAATTCCTACGATAAACCCTCTGAGAAGCGATTTTTGGAGGGTTTTTTTTACCCTATAGTTTGATATCACTATATAAGATTAAATGCTAAAAAAGGGTATTACAGGACTTCGGAACAAGAGAAACTTAGCTGATAAAGACTGTTAACGTTAGTTTGCCACCCTAATTCGTCAGAATCCATCCTAGCCACCATCTTTGTATCTGAGTAAGTTACGACATCATCATCGCTTAATGCCGTCTTCAAACTTGGCTCGATTTGTAATGTTGCATTACCACTAGAATCTGTTGAGATATCTTCTACAATCATATGTAGCTTGGATGTTGCTCCACTACCGAATTGAACGTAGTCACCTTTTTTAAATGCAGTACTTTGAGATGCATTCAGTCCATCGACAATAACTGAGTATGCTCCGATAGCATGGTCTCCATTAACAGACATTGTTCCTGATGCAGTTCCACTAATTGTTTTTTTATCAGGGTCTCCAATTAAAAAAGTTCCACGTCTACCGTGAAGTTGTGTAAAGAATGCAGTCCATGCACCTGCATCTGCTTTAGACATTGGAGGTAAAGTAACAATCGTACTCCATTTTGTACCTTGATATTCTGCGACTTGTTGCACATATGTAAACGGACTTTCAGTATAACCTGCTGTTCGCATTAACATCCATTCACTTGTTACAAAGTTTGTAGGACTTGTTGGCATCGTTAGAGGGAATGTAGGAAATGCCATTTAAGCTCCAAAAGTTTTAGCAAACGCACCACCACGAGAACGTTGTTCTGCAACGGCTTGGATAGTCTGTTGTTTAATTGTAGGAAGTAAGTTTAATACTTCTGCTCTTATACTCGGTACTAGACCAGTAGTGAATGAAATGTTTTGTACTACATTTACTCCACCACCTACCTTTTCGTTAGGAACAATATGACCTGCTGTTTGTGGAACAAATACTTCTGCACCTCGTTCACCAACTATCGCAGGTTTGTTTGGTGCAATATAACCACCTTTAGCAAATCCTAACATTCCAGTTATGTCTTTAAAGATACCTGAGAATCCTCCACCATCTCCACCTAAGTTTGCTTTTATAGAATCAAGTAATGGTTTAAGAATTAGCAACTGAACAATCAAGGATACTACTTGTGAAATTACACCCTGAAAAATATCTTTCATTGCATC